ATTATAGCGTGTAAAACCGAAGACTTGGCGGATAAAGATTTCTTAAGGGAGAAGCAAAATAAAAAACGGAAACTGTAAATATTGTGGGGCCCCCTTGCCGGATTCCAAAGGGAAAAGAGCATTGAACTTTTGCCGGAAACCAAAGAACTGCGCTTCAATGTTCTGGAAGCGTGAAGCGGTTAAGAGGGCTAAAGCGGAAAAGGTGAGCACAAGAGGTACACGCCCTTGTCTCAGGTGTGATAAACCGATAAGTGAGGGATATTTGTGCCGGCTATGTAGGGCGCATGCGGGAACGATTGACAGTTCGTTTGTTTAATTTTTTTGGAGGTATGAAATGAAATCACCAAAAGAAAAATATATAAATGATCCCGAATACCATCATTTGGTTTGTACATTGGAACAGATGATAGAACAAGCTAGGTTTACACCGTCAGAATTGCGGGAGGCTTGCGTTTTGGCAAGTATCAATTATGAAATGCGGCATATCAGAGATCATAATCTGCCACCGAATGTAGAAAACGCATTTCGTACGCTAGATGAATTTCTTTATAAACCGAAAAGATAACCATCGAATGCACCCAATCTTAAAAGGAGGTAAAGAAAAAATGAGAACAACATTAGTACTCAATATCATAATAATTTTGCTGGCATCATTTCTTTTCGGAGGGATTCTTTCTTGGGTACGGAAAAAGCCCCTCGAAAACATACCGCCCAAAAGCACGCCCCCCGAAAGTAAAGCCCATAAAACCATGCCACCAGGATATTCTCTTGTTTATAATGCCAAAGGGCTTTATTCTTTTAGGCATGATATAACAGGTTTTGTGGCTGGAGATGAGATAGAGCCTTCCAAAATTAAAAAAGAGGCAATTAAAGAGGCATGGCAACTATATAAATTTAAACTAACCCATAAACCAAAAAAGCCGGAGAAGTGGTTTTCGTGCGATCCCTAACAACAAGTTCGAGCGGATAACCCGCTCAACTTGGAGTTAGACCCCCTGCTTGACAGGATGGCTGGCAAGTGATGAGGAGGGGGTAAAATGAGTTTTAGTATTAAAGAAATATGGGAGGTTAAGGATAAAATGATTGAGCACCCCAAAGAAATAATAATAATCCTTGCCATAGTTGCCATAATAATTTTGGTAGGGTTCTATTTGCATGGTCTTTTAAGTGAAATGGGCAAGCAGACAATAAAGAACGATGTCCAATCAATGCCCATTGAAAACAAAATAGGAGGAGACAAGATTAATGGGGATAAATATGTTGTAGGTGGCGATCTTGTTGATGGGGATAAGTATCAAGTAAACACCTCAGATGGAGAAAGTGAACCCCTTGGGCCAAATAAAAAAACAATGCCACCACAACAAACAACTGGAATTAAAGTTGAGGGGAAAAGAAACCTTACGAGTGGCAATGTTGTTATAGGCGCAGATACCGGCTATGATATAAGCGGCGAAGACAATGTAACGACAGATAATAAATATGACCCTTCAAAATCAGAATAACCCTTTGTCGGAATGGACGGAATGGATACATGATAACCTCACCCTAACCAAAAGATGCACCCGATGAACGGGTGATCTTGGTGTTATGTGCCGACAAAAAGAAATATTACAACTGTTGTGATATCACAACAGTTGCAGCAGACAACAAACAAGTGTCGGTAAATTCAGTTGTGGTGATATCACCACAACTGGCAAAGGAGTTGTGATATCACAACCCCAAGAAAAGTTCTCCATAACCAAAAAATACACCCGATAAAGACGGGTGATTTTGGCGTTAGGCCCCCTTAATCAACAGGATGGCTGGCAAGTTAAAGGGGGTGGGTTAAGTGTCGAAAATATTATGGATTATTGGGTTAAATATAGTCTCTTATTTTTTAAGTAAAATAATTGACAGGATAATTGGGAGGTCGCCCGAAATGATGCAAGCATTTACAAATTTTGTTGGCGTAAGTTTTTATTACGCCATATTTTTTGCCCTGATAAACATTGGAGCCCTTTATTATTTTACAAGGGACCAGGCCCCAGGGGTTGTCCCCCTTGCACTAAAAAAAACCATCACAAACAAAACTTTCAGAGTAGAAAAAGAGATAATTGACGGGAAACAATATGTTAACTGTACGTTTGATGGAGCGGAGTTAATATTTAAAGGGACTCGTCCTTTTAGTTTAAATTATAATAAATTTTCGCGGCCCGCACCTAGAATAAAATTTGAGGATAGCGCAAGGCTTACTATTGAAATGCTTGCCGCTCTTTATTCTGACCCAGTATTTAGGCCGGTGATTGAAGCAACTTTTGAAGATATAAAAACAGGTGGCATTAAGCAACCAAAGCAGGGAACAAGACAGACTGGATGCAGGACAGACTCACCCTAACCAAAAAATGCAGCGGACGAGCCGCTGATTTTGGCGTTATGCCCTTAGCGGAAAGGAGGTTTAAAATGCCAGACACAGTAAACACTGAATTACAACCAGATAACATAGATAAGTACGATATAGATAAAATAATGCAGTATGCAGAAATCGTTGATCTTTCCAACACTATATCGTTCGATGACGAAAAGCTGACCTCCTAGATAGTTAGGGCAGCCCAACACAATACGAGCTACTGTATAGTTGAGGCTGCCCTTATTTTATCCTCACACAAGCATAGACTACCCTCCCCTCTTATGCTTCATACTGAAATAAAGCGTCCAGCGCCCTCAAGGCCCAATTATCCCACTCAGTATCAGGATCGTCAATAGCCTTCAATAAGAGCTCTCTCAATATTTCACGATACGCCATCGATAACATTTTTAAGATCATTGCTTCCTTCATGATTTTACCTCCTTTCTCATATTTAACTCAAAATGCCAAAGATCGTAAAAAGTCTGATCGTTAAAATCATTATCCGAATCCCAATCCCCACCCCAACGAATAGGGATGTCTAGCCCCTTTGCTATGCCCTTTACATACCCGGCAAAGAAATAATGTCCCTGAATATCAACCATTTTAACCGGAAAGGGAGCTACGTCAATGGCCATAGAAGGCATTTTATTGTGTTTACTATTAGGATATATCTTTGTTGATTGATCTTTCATGTAAGCGTCATCCTGCGCCGCCTTATCCCTATGTCCACACAACACTATGCAGTCAACTTCCTTGATAACCCTTGAAAACAGTCTTATCAATCTACCCTCACACGAAAGTAGCCTATTTTGTGATCTAGCAGAAAAGAAATACATTATATATTATCCTTATTATGGCCCAGGAAACATCTCCCCCTTATGCGGCCACAAAATCCTATCAAGTTTATTTTCCACCCCGCTGATCTTCTCTGTAAACAGCTCTTTAAGTTCAGCGATCTGTTTCTCAAGTTTTTCCTGATCGCATTTATACCGCTCAAGCCGCACAAACTCTTTGGGGAGATTGTCTTTAAGTGTGGACAGGCTAAGTGTGCTCCACCCTTGGGTTAAAGTGAGGATCGCCAAAAGAAAATAAACCAGGAAGGTTAACCATTTAGAATTTGTGTCAGTCATTAAAGATTCCTTTTTAGTAAAAATAATATCTCATTAAGCTAATTCGACCAAGGCCCGATAATATCATAAAATGTATACCCCGCTAGGTCTCCGCCTGTATAGTTATTAGGTATTTCTACCACTCCTACGGCACATCTCCCCCCACTATTATGTGGTAACTTTGCTGCTGCTTGAGAAGCGGCAACATCACCAGCAATTCCATTTCCCGTTCCGGCAGAACTAAGAACTAAAAGCACTTTTCTATATTCCGCCGCCCCTGTTTGAAAACCTGCTGCTGAGATATCAAACAAGTCATCTGTACTGGCCTTAGTATAGACAAGTCCATTAATCGAATATGTTACCGTGGCAGATATTCGCGCTTTCCCATTTGTGGTAGCGTCCCCAACGGCAGCCCCGGTATCATGTAGAACAAAGCTATTCACGTGCTGTTTTTTAATTTCCGTTCCAGTTCCGGCAACGATATTATCATAATACTGAGTCGCCTCGTTATTTATATCCCCTGAAGTATTGTTAAATAGGGTATTTCCTTCAAAAATAAGTGTCGGGCTTCCTGCTGAAACAGTCCAGTTTATCCCATATCCAGCGTTTCCGGCTGAGGTATTTCCTCTGAATATAATCCCACCAGTACCACTAACAGGATTATTTAACAATATCCCATCGCCAGGGAAGTTAAGAACCGTATTTCCCTCAAAAACTGTTCCGTCCAATCTATTATCAACTACTAATCCACTTCCATATGGTGCTGAAACATAAGTACCATCACCCACAACCATATTACCTTTAACAACACTATTTTTTTGGTAATCAATCCATATTCCTGTATTGAACCCAATAATTGTGTTGTTAGAAAATATATTATCCCCAAAATAGACTCTTTCTGTATTATCCGAAAAACTCCTTATTCCAGTGCGGTCTGCACTGTTTGATGGATCAAAACAATAAATTACATTGTTGCTTATTACATGCCCAGTTGCTTCAAAAGTTGCCCCAACCCCCTGTGAAGTTTTACTGGTGCCTAAATTCGTTCCATCTACGATAATCCCAATTTTCGCACCTGTGACCGTATTCCCTGAAATATTACATCCTTTTGCCAGCCCTGTTGTTGCAATACTGGCTGAGGTTGCACCCATAGTACCACTAGAATCAACGGTGTTCCCACATATGGTAGTATATAAAGAGTGTGTCTTTATACCGTTTTGCCATACATTTTTAACAGTATTATTGTTAACAACATGAAAAGAGCCTGTGCCAATATATACCCCATGCTCTGACATATTATAAGACTCGTTCCCTATGAATTGTAGTTGCTGAATATCTTCAGTATACCCTGTTTCATCTCCCGCAACATTAGATACTGAGGTTATTGAAGTAGAAAGGTTGTTAAATTTACTGTTTAATACTCTGAAATTATCTCCACCGCCATAAGTTGTTCTTTTCCCTAATGCAACCCCTACCCTTCCCCTAGAACCAGCAGCAAGAGGGGAGGCGTTCTCAAAGGTACATTTTTCAATCAAGGTATCATCTGTATCCGCCGCGAAAATACCATAATCATCAATTTCATAAAAACCACAACCAGTAAAAGTATGATTATCAGATTGATCAATATATATGGCAGTATATGCACTATAAGTTGAATCACCACCCGTAGAATGGCTCCCTTCTCCGTACATATCAAGGCCGGTTATAGAAAAATTATCACTGGTTACTGTGAATAAAATAAAGTTATTGTCTGCGGCGAACCGCTTGATTGAAGAATTATGCGCGATTATCTCGGCATCAACCCCTGGGGTAACAGTGGCACTAATATAAATATCCATATTGGCAATAACAACCGGAACTTTTGACGTGCCGGAGAAATTAACGGCATCAACCAAATGTGTCCTTTCATCCGTAGCATCACCAGTGACCCCAAACCACTCAACAGGGAACTCGGATATTTTTGGAGAACCGTTAACCGCGCCGCTCCCCGTCCAGTTGAAGCATTGATATGCCCCGGCACTTATTGGCCCATTGATGGTAAGAGTAGCCGCTCCGCCTCCGTCTGAGATGATTGCGCCTGGTTCTATTATAAGGGCAAGGGTGCTTGGTATTGTTTCAGTAGTAGACAGTGTATAAGTAGTATTCGCCCCGGAACTTCCACGGCTGAGAACAAGGGCCCCAACGTTTGACCCGGCTTGATCGACATAGTATTTAATCGTGTTGTTATCACCCGTAACACCTTGATCTGCCGCCGTCGCATCAGGATAGAAGGCGTTTGAGTGGAAATCTCCGTAGTCAAGGCCCACCCCTGTTATATTATCCCGAGGCCACCCCCCTTGCTGAACATCACTTGAATCTAAAAGATTAAGTTTATACGACCCGGAAAGATAGACAATGGCTTTGCCCTCAGAATCCAACACAACCGGGTTTGTATTTGCATTGCCATCCTCATCATAGGTAGCTTTTGGTGTGCTTGTTCCCGGTTCATAGCTATATAACTTCCCTCCGGCGAGTGGATCACCACTTGCGTCATATGCCCTAAATAATGGATGTGTTAATAGCTGTGTCATTTTTGCTCCTTTATTACTTCGTAGGTTTCTCCCAATTCCTTTGATTCTTCGGCAAGGCCACTCAATTGCTTCGTTATTTCCTCAATTTGTTTGTCGTAAAGTGCGGTATCTTTCCCTTTGTCTTCGTATGCCTTCTTTTTAATAGCTAAGGTACGCAGGTTTCTATGTAATTTTCTTGCTAAATAACCAGACTGAGGGTCTATCTTGCCTATTTGCCTTGCAACCCGTTCAACATAATCAACCGGATACATTTTTATTCCAGCTATTACGTCAAATGCGGCTATTTTAGGAGGTCGTATCCTACCCTTATAATCAGGCCTTTGCTTAATCGCATCAAATATTTTCGTTGCGTCTATAAATGGAGTGGGGAGCATCGTTTGTGCAATATGTTTACCTCTCTTGATAGCCTTTGTTTTCCGTTGCGCTGTTTTGGTTTTTCCGGCAAGCTCTTCTTCTTTGAAAATTGGCTCTTCCCAGAAATTATCATAGTTCATGAACTGTTGCATCGGTTCTTTAACAAAGGGCTGTGACATTGGCATGAGTCCACCCGGAATAGGGCCAAAATTCCCGGCCTCTCCAATATCTCCCCAGGGTAAAACATAAGTAAGATTTAAGAAATATTCTCTCCCTGTTTCATCAATAAAAGGGACTCTTGCAAAGTTTGGTATTCCAAGAAATGATCCCTTTTGCCATTCAGGACGGAGGGCTTTTTTTGCTGCAATTTCTTCTTTAGTATCACCTATTTTTCTCTGTGCAGCTTTTTCAAGCCCATAAATCATGGCGCCAGGGAGGGCAAACCTCCACGGTGTCTTCACCATTGCCTCTGCTATTCTTGGCAATGCCTTAAAAGTGAATGTAGCAAACGGCGCACCATACCATTTCGTCCTATATTTATCTTGAAACTTTGTCACTTTTGCATAATTAAAAAGCCATTTCTCTGCATCTTTCCAGGCTTCAACAGAGGTCATTTTTTTGCGTTCTACATTATGAATATACTTTGCCATTTTAAACCACTGTTCTTCAGCCTGATATAAATCAGCCGCCTTCCTCATCCCCTTCTTTGCTATATTCCATCCCTCTCCGATAATGCCAAGTCGCTCAGGAATGGACGAAGCCTTAATGCCACCCATTTGACCTTCTACTTGATCGAATAAAGCGCTTAGCTCTCCGGTTGTCCACGTATGTTCAACGCCCCCGATCTTCTTGACTTCCTGCCAATACTTGTTTTTTTGTTTTAATGCCTTAGCTGCCTTGGTTAAATATATTGGCTGTTCATACATAGGAAGGCCGCCAAGATGAGCAAGGACTGAGTTTGAAAAGGTGTTCCTTATATGAGTTTTTGGTGAAACAATCACTTTCCCAAATTTCCATGCCCCCAAAGCCTTTCGCCATACTTTTTCTGAAATTTTCATAACCCTTATTGTTTCTTCCAGATCGTCAAATATTTCAGGATGAACATAAGACTCAGAGAGTTTCCCAAGTTTGGGATTAGGGGGAAGTTGTTTCCACCCCTCCGGTATCGGCTCAACAAATTCTTTCCTCACTCCCATATGTTCAATTGGTTCCCCTGTCAAGGGATGATAAGTAGTCTGCTTATATGTACTGGGCTTGCCCGCCTTTGTTAGTTTTATCTGTTTTACTTTTGCCCACTCAGGAGTTGCGGCTATTCCATTAAAAAATCTTGCAGTTTCTATGTCATGGGTTAACTGAGTAACTCCTTTTGCTATGGGATACCCAGGAGTAAGGATTTCCCCCATCTCTTCCCTTATCTCTTTTGGGACGTCTTTCCGTCTTTTAAATCTGGAAAGGTCTAAGCGATTAGCTTTTTTTAAATTAAACTGAGTCAAAAGGCTTTGATATTCTTTTGATGTGTAAAGGCGTGGCATATACCGCCCGGCATTTTTAAAGAAGGTTTTTTCTGACAATAGGCCAACGTCTACCGCTTGCCGCCCAAGATCAAGCATTGCGTTCTTTGCTTCATCTGCTAAAACTTTTTCTTTCCCGGTTAATTCTGATATTTCGCCTCTGATATATTCCCCCATCCGTAATTGAGACTCTTCTGGGACGGACTGTAATCGCTTACCTAAGTCAATAGCATACTCCCTGCCTATTGCCTGACCTTTTTTCAGGTCTTCCATAGAGTGAATATATTTAGCGGTGTCAGGAAGGTTCCCCCGGTACTCATAAATCAGCGCCCGGTTTATAGATTTACCTCCGGGTATCTTTTCAAGTAGTTTAGGAATTTGCTTTTCAACCAAATTATCCCAAACAGGTTCACCCACCCTTTTAACCCAGGCTTCCCCCGCTTTGTGAATAGGAATGCCGGAGTAAAGTTCAACATCTCCTTTTTTAACAGTTTCCCCTGGTTTTGGTTTGAGTTTTTTTGTGGGGGTAGAGATTAAATCGGGATATTCAGCAAGTACCTTTTGGGGGACTGGTTTGCCTTCTTTGATGGCTTGTTGAACCAGACTCTTATGTTTTTTTATAATATCTGGGTTCATCCATCCTTTTCCATCAACATATAACTGCGCCTTATCCTTTTTATGCTGTAATTTAATCCGTTCAGCAGTTTTAACGCTTCGGTCAAGAGTTTCTTTTGCTTCGGCCAGTGCCTCCTCTGGGGACTTAACTCTCACCCCCATAAAAGATTCTTTTCCGGTCTTTCCCGTTTTTTCATAATTGGTAAGTGTTTTATTGTATTCAAGAGTGGAGGAAGTTCTTATATTAGATGCCCATTGAGAGACTTCCTTGTCTGTCATGCCAAACGTTGGGAACCTTTCACCAACCCTCTCTCCCCAGTCTGCAAGCTCTAATTCTCTGTATTGTTCAGCCTTTTTGCCAGGGAAGGGAGTGGGCCTTTTTTGGCTTCCATAATACTCTTCCCCACTCATCTCCCAGGGTTCTTTTGGGTTAATCTCTGTATCGTATTTTAATTGCCGTGGTTCTGGCGTGACCGGTTTGGCTTTGGGTAAGGGACTAACGTCTGAAAGCTGTTCGGGCCTCTTGGGGGTAGGTATTTTTGAAGGCTTTTTGACTTCACCCATTAAAAATCGTTCTGCAAATTCACCCTCCAAGAACTTTGATTCAATGGCTCTTACAGGGGCAGCGCCTACGGAACTCGGTACAGTTTTTACGGCAATTCGTTCAGGAACTTGACCAAAGGGTTTAGTTGTGGCCCTGGCCATTGTTTTCTCAAGTTGCTTTGCCTCCACTCCCCTGACAACTTTAGGAACGGCTTTAACTCCTGCCTTTGTAAGTGCTGGAACTTCAGAGGCCCCTCCAGTTAACCATCCGATAGCCTCTCTCGCTCCCCGCGCGGCTTTTTTTGCCAATGTAGTAGCTGGCCTGACACCACCAGAAACAAGCCCTATAGTTGCAAGGGATATGGGATCTTCTAAAAAGGGCACTTCTCCTGATTCGGGTTCGTTGGTGATTACTTCCCCTGTTTTAGGATCGCGCTCAACTTCAGGACGAGGAAGAGTGTCTCTAAATTTTATATGTTCGGCGGAAAGCCATTCCACAGGCCCATGCCACCATTCTTGGTGTGGAATGTCTCTACCAACTCCACCTTGAGGCTTGCCACCCTCAAAAGGTTGAGCTTCTCCAAGAAACTTTTCAGCGCCCATATTAGCCGTAGACTCTTGTTTTTTTGGTTCTAAAAATTCTAATGCGTCCACTATTTCATCCCAAATAACTCTTTAAGCAAATAAACAGCCTTCTTTTTATCTATTCTTTTGGCCTCATAATCCGCCTTAATCCCTTCGGCTGTGATGCCCAAATCCTCTGCTTTCCCTCCATCCTTTACATATTTAATAGCGAGGGTTTCTGCTGCTTCCAGAGCTTCCCCGGCAACTTGTTCTTTATTGGGGTCTGCTATAAACTGGCCTACTCCACGTTGAGCTTGATAGTAACGGCCTATTGTTTGAAAATATCTATCACTAGCAAGTTTTTGTTTTTTTGCACCTTCCTTTTGCTTCTCGGTTAACTTGCCCCCTTCCTTTCCTTTGGCTTCTATAATTGCCAGCTTATCTTTTTGCAACCTTGCTTGCTTTTCTTCCCACTCTTCCTGTGTTCCACCATAAGCAAGGGGTTTTTTATTCGCACCCTTAACTCTTTCCCTCTTCATCGCAGCCGTATCTTTTTGCGCTTGGAGTTTTGAAGCGTGTCCAGCCTTTAGATTTTCAAGCCCCTCTCTCCCATACGTTTTTGCTATTTCAAGATCAAGATCATGGCTTGCTTTTATACCGGCTTGGCGTTCTTCCCCTTCCTGCTCTCTCTCAAACTTTCGCCCTGAGATTATTTCTTTTACCTTTGCTTCCGGGTCTACGGAGTTTATTAATAAATCCTCATGGGCTTCTTTCCCTGGATATGTAGTTGAAATCCGGCCTTTCATTTCAGGGAATTCCGCCTCGTAATTATTTACTACCTGCACCCAGTTGTTTTCATTCGCCATTGAAAAATGCCGATTCACGCCAGCGATTGATTGCTTAAGTCTGTCCGCCGCCTTTGCCCGTTCGTAGGCTTCTGTCTTTTGCCCTGAAAGGACATTTCTTTGCTTCTGCCCCTCCATAGCCCCCTTTAGTTGTATAGCGTTTGAAAGGGCATTTACAAGCTGCGGAGGTTGGTATTGGGGAATTCTCCCCTGTCCGTAATCTAAGGCGTTCATGTGATTATATCTCCTAATTAAGCATTGCCATTGCAGCCAGCGTTCCGCCCTGGCCCAATAAATTAGATAGGGCGTTTGCTTTGTTCATATATCCGCTTGCCCTGGTTGTTCCTCCGGCAAGTAGATTTTGCGCAAGAGCGTTGGTATAGTCTCCGGTTGTCTGTGTACTTTGGTCTACTGCCGTTTGCCCTTGACCCGCAAGGCTCTGGTAAGGATTAAGAGATTGATAATATCTATTGAGGAAATTATCATAATCTTGCAAGGCTAATCTCTGCCCATATTGTAAAAGCGCTTTATCTTGCGCTCCGCTTCTTAGCCTGCCCTTTGATGCTGCGCTACGATCTAAGGCATTCACACCCTGCTTCATTGCCCATTCATAGCCTGGACTTTGTGTAAACTCGCCCGGCCCTTGAGAGATTAACTCCTGAAGAGTAGTTAAAGCATTTGCCCCGGCCTCAGTCCACGGCTTTTGAGTCTCCTGTGTCTGTTGAAACATATCCCACAGTAAGGCGTTTGCTTCGCTTTGGGCTTCGCTTTGGGCTTTGGTAGCTTTGTCAATAGATTCCTCCCCAGTGAAAATGTCTAATGCAGGGCCTAAAGTTGCTCCCATAACCCCGCCGGCCGCATCTCCTACCACATCAAACACATCATCGAAAAACCCCATACCATCACCTCTTTATTGAACAACGTTAATACCACTCGCCACAACTGCCACCCTAGCAGCGTCTGCAGCGAGAAGCTGAATAAAACTCCCGGCAATTAATACCTGTCCTTCAATGTCTGGACAAGACCATGTTTCATTTGCCCCTATAGGATGGGCGTCAATGAACTTATATTGATTTGCCGCAGTTTCCCCTGAAGGAATTTTATACCCTGTTATCGTTGTGGCGGCTCCGGTATTTGTGAAGGTCATTTTAGTTACCGTTGTAGCCTCATTCGCAAGAATAGTACAATAAGTAACCGCCGATGCAGTTAAAAGCCCCGCAGATCCGTCAATGATTTCTACAAGTTTTATGCTCATTTCTTTAATACCTTCAGTATTTCATTTAAGATTGTCCCGATTGCATCTAAAGCGGATTCGATATCAGGAATTGCGTTTGCGACAAGATCATCCCTGAGAGCGTCCGCTGTTGCCGGAGCATCCGCAGGATCGGTTATTGTATGGCTTTCACTTGCATCTGAAATGTTATGTTGAATCCGAATGGTTTTTGAGTCAGGGAGACTCGCAAGCAATTCAATCTTGTCTAGTCGTTTTTTGAGCTCTCCATTATTATTTTTCGGAAGAAAAAGTATCTTTTCTAGTTCCTTAACCCGTTTTTCAAGCTCCCCGCCTCTCTTGTCAAAAGAAGTATAGAGCAAGATTTCAGCATCTTCTGCCCGTTTAACCCCGACATACATTTGATAAAAAAAATCCTGCCAGAACAGAGAGCTTGTGTTTTTATCTTTAACGGGTGGAGGTATACTCATCTATTAGCCATCTTCGCTTCTATGGTTGCACCATAAATTACGGTTTCGACAGGATCGGTGATAATAAGTTCGGGTGTCCAGTTGCGTGCTATGCCTTGATTTCTCCATATAGCACGGTTTTTGTACTCACCGATCTTCCCTATATCTCTCCACTGTTCATTTCCCCACGTCTTTCCCCTGTCTTTCGATGCCCTTAGCATTGCCTGTGGGTCTTCACCTTGAACCCCACCACTAAGCCCAACACCTTCTTTAAATTCTATTTCGAATTTATTTATCCTGAACTGGTACCTACTTTTTTCATCAAAAATAGTCTGCCCAACCCTCTTTCTTGTGATGGTTGACCCATTATCAGTATATGTGTCCTTATCAAGCCGATATAGTTTCCCGTTTTCATAGTCACCAACTATGTGTTCACCTTGAAAGTAAGCATAACAGTTGCCCCTGTGCCGTCCCGTGCCGGACTTCCATTGATTCCAAAGCCCTGTAGACACGTTATACATCCATGTTGTTTGGCCAGGGAATGAGAGGACATAGAAAGGATTTCCTTCAAAAACCATAGCGTACCCTACGGCGTTCATAAACCCAGGATATTCAGAGATAGTTTTTTCAATTTCTCTTGTTGATATAACAACTGGTGTATAACCCTCCGCCTTTCTTATCCGGCCTTCGTTGTCAATCCAGTATATTGTATTATCAATCTTTGCAAGGCTTTTAACCGCCCCTAAACCTACCTCTATTAATCCTCTCCGATCAAAGGTGAAGGTATTCCCGGAATTAAACCAAATTTCACAATAATCTTTACCAAAACACCAGACTTCAAGATGATCTGAAATAACGGCAAGAAGATTCCCTGGATTCCCTTCAGCCGCCGCATATTGAAGGGCGTTCCAACTTGTGCCATCGTTTAAGTCTGACAAAAACACATAGTCGGAGTCTTCTTGTGTCACGATAAAATAGCCATCCTGGAAAGTCAGGCTTGAAGATAAAGGAAAATCGGTATCAGTGATTTGAGTTAGTGTGCCGCTATCATAAATATACCCTGCATTCCCGGCTAAGATCATTATTTGGTTAAAGCCTTTTACTATCCAGGCTTTCCCAGAAGAAGAAACAGCCCCCTTATTTGTAGCTGTGTATCCACTGTCTATCTCAAAAAATGTTCCTCCCACTACAGCATAAAGTTTATTGCCATCGGTCATTACTGCCCGGACTTCTGAGGAAACACCCGTATCACACACCTCAATAAGTCCAGGTGTCCCCACCAATGCCGGACGGCCTTCTTTTGTTTCCGGCACATAATAAAGGTTTTCAGGGTATTGGCCTTCCGGCCCTGGGGATGCTGATATAAAGTTTGTTTTCATTTAATAACTCAAAATAGTACCGCTTGAACGTGAAGCTTTCGTGCCAACCTCTATCACTGATGGCTGGGCTTTTCTTGCAGCGTTAAGCCCGGCGATTTTGTTTCTAGCCATGGCCCCCTTCATAACCATAAAGGGAGTGGGGGACATCCCGTATTCCTCTGATAATTCCAGGACAAGCAACCATTTGAGAGGGTTATGGTAATTCCTTGCAATTCCAACAGTGTTCAACAGGTTTTCAGTGAGTGCAGTTGGTTCAGGAAGACTTTTTATACTTGAAATATACAAAGATTCTACTGTTGTAGGGGTGGGATAGACGTATATCGTCCCATTTGGAGCGGTCGGATTATACCAAAGCAATTCAGGTCTACCTGTTGTCGTCTTGCTTACGATAGAATTATAAGCACTCTCGCCAATAATCCTTACAGGGTAATCATAATTACTCGCTCTTACCCACACATCAACAATTTGATCCGGCCTTTGGCTGTTTAGGTCCGGAGACCCATTCTCTCCGACTGTATAGCTGTTTTGAGCATTAACCAGCGTTATAGCCTCTTGAACAACAATAGGGACCGATATGTCCCCGGCGTGTTCGGCCAAAAGGTCTTGAAGGCAAATTAAGGCCGTTGAGGAATCGTCAGCCGACAAAGACTCACCTTGAGAATAAACGCCTATAATTCTTAACGCACTTTCAATGAGTTGCAAGACTGTTCGTGCCGTTGCCATTATTTTTCACCTTGTTTGCGTGGCCTCCCCGGTTTTGCTGTGGAGATTTCCTTGCGAGAGTCAATCCATCCATCTTCTTTTGCTTGATTGTATTCTTCTTCATCTGTAAATATCTTCCCCGCCTTACAATCCTTGTGATACAGAAATGATCTAAACTTTTTCATTTTAATTTTCCTTTCTTGCCTTTAAAGCAAATATAAACGTGCCTTTATTTGTTTCAGACAATTCAATATCGAAGTCGGCCCGGTAAACATAACGATAATCCGTCATTGCTGTTTTCCCGATTTGTTTCTCATATTCTTTTTGAGATAAAAAAACCAATGTTCCTTGGTTTATAATTCGTGTGTGCCCCGGATCGCCAAACGCCCACAATGCATTCCACTGGGGCACTGTAGCAAAAAACATGCCATCAGGTTTTAATATTCTCCAAAACTCTGAAAATTGATTGAAGAAATATTTCCAATCTCCTTGTGTCCCACAATGCTCTAAAACTTCATAAGCGTGAATTTCGTTAAATTCATTGTCTCTAAACGGATACGGAAGATCATTCAGGTCATGGGGTATATCAGGGTTACATTTTGGGTCAATATCAAGGGTTATAAGGTTTTTCCATTCTCTATCATTAAACAACTTTATCCTTGAATTCCCACACCCTATCAATAATTCTTTAAATTCTTGGTTCAAACTTCCACTCCTTTTCTGGGGGCCCACCCCCACCCGGGAGTGTTCTCAAGTAATTGTGAAAATTACCCTTAAAAGACTTTAGGCCATGATGATAAAAATCAATATCAGGATATATCCACACTTCACCCCCCAATTCCCTCCACACATTGCAAAAGTGAAGGTCTTCACCCCATTTCGTTCGGCCTATCTTTGGGGTATCAAAGAAGTTGTGGTATGTCAAAACTTCTTCAGGGTTTTTGTAGTCTTCTATGATTAAATCGTCCCCCATCTTATCAATCATGATTTCAAAAACATTCCGCCGAATCCGCATAAAACCTGTCGGCAGCAACGTCCCCAGGATTAACCCCGTTTCCGGGTCAACAATAGGGTGACGATCTTCATCAAGTTCGTATGCCGCTGGATATTTTTCTTCTCCAATTTTATACGGGTAAACCCCGGCTATTAAGTCTTTATCATAGCTCAACATTTTCATTGCCGCCCCTGGCTTCCACTGAACATCAGTATCAATAAAGAAGGCATCTTCACAGCCCCCTTCCAGGAATGTTTTTATAAGCATATTTCTTGCTATTTCAGGGTAGCAGCAACCAGGATAAAAGTCCCAGTCTGAATCAATGTCAAACTCTTTCAATATCTTCATTTCAAGCATAATAGACCATGCCATAGAGATATGACATGATCCATCATAACTTGGTGTAAGGAAGTGTACTTTTCTCACTATGTCACCAGCCCTAAGTTGGTGAGCGCTGTCCTGATCTCCGCCACGATTGCACAGAGATCGGTTAATTGGGTGGTATTAGCAAACCCGTAGTTGTTGGTTGTCGTGGTTATGGCCGCCGTTGTAACCGCAGTATCAGAAACACTTCCACGAACTGCCGGAGTAGCGCCATAAAAACTGATCTTATCTGTTGCAGCCCGGCCAAAACATTGACCGTCCGCCGCATAATCACCTAAATATCTTACTGCCATTTTTTTGTCCCCCTATTTCCCACACTCTATAGTTACCATCTCGCAGGTCACCGTATCACTTGCGTGTCCCGACTCTATCTGTGCCTTTAGGACTGCCCCGGCTGTGCAATCAACCGTTCCTGCCGCATAGTTTATTTCAGCATCCCCGGTATCTTCAAACAGCTTACCGATGATTCTTTGGTTTTTGGCATCCTTAAAGTTAATAATAAACTCGGCCGCCCAATCAACCGCCGCCCCTGCATCTTGGGTTAAGGAACAAACCTGAGTCGCCCCTAACTTCAAATGAATTACAGCAGCCGCATTTGCCCCCGTTTTAGTCCCGGCCAAGTTAAAGCGATAGGACAGTGGAGGTCCCGGCTTGGCCTCCACTTCTACTGATCCGCCCGTCACGTCCGAAGTACCTGCCGCAGCTTGTGAAGTTTGAGTTGTCCCGGATGATAAGCCATAAATAACTCTTTCAAATCTTTCGTTTAATGTTCCAGCCATGTTATTCCACCCCCCTATCCTGCTATCCTGCAACCGAGGAAAGGATTAATTACCTTGTAGCCGTACAAAATGTCAAACCGGATATAGGAGACATAGTTTACAATGTCTCCGCCGATTGCTACTGTAATAGTAAATCCGTTAGCACTCTTGTTATATGATTTAAGCTCTGATGGGGCTTGAACCGGAACCATAAACAAAGCAATAGCATCCTTATGAAAAGCCATATTGACTTTATGTGCAAGGGATGCACTCCCGGCCACCGTCACTGCCGCATCGTTAGCGGGGAGAGCGTCAACCGTTTGATATGGAAGTGTTTTTTCCGTGGCACTTGCAGAGTAAATTTGGTACGGAGCTACACCGGGAGTACAACTAAGGGCCGTTTCTGTTCCGGTTGTTCCTGCCGCAGCTTCAACAACAAACTGTCTTGCCCTCCCCGTACTGCCACCTGATATCGTGTTTACACCGTTAACGCTGGCTACTGTGAAGATGTCACCCTGTGTAAAGGTCTTTGCCCATGATCCACCCTGGTCTACGGTAATAGTTGTGTCACCCTCTGAACTCGCACCATCAACATCAATGTCTGTCACCCCTGCCGCAGTTCCGCATGTATGGGTGTTAATGTTTTGGGTTTCATACATATTAAACCCGACGAGATTACCAAAGCTACCTTCTTTGACTGCCTTTGAAACCATTCCGGCATGAAGCAGGCCCTTCATTTGGTCTGCTATCTTTATTGTGGCCCACGGGTCAAGGTAGCAATACCTGTCATTTTTCGGCGCAGACTGGTCTGTTAACACGGCGCTTGCTTCCCCAATAGTATAAACTGCGCTTGGAGTCATCCCTGGGGTTCCTACCTGAGCAGGGATATATTTATACGCCCCTAAAAGCGTGGTTGCCATGTGGTCTTCAAACGTATCAACAACAGGCTTTAAAAACCTGTCGGAAAACTCATCAATATTCAGTGTCATTTCAGTTCCGGTGAGTTTATAGGCAACGTGTTTCCTGTGCTCTACAACCATCGAAACGTCCTCTTCTCTGAGATCGACAACATCAATGGTCTCACCATCTTTTACCCTGAAATACAGTGGGGCTTTCGCTGTTATGGTTGCCCCCTTCTTCCATCCATTTGAGCGGGTCATCCATTCTTTTTCATATCCCCTGAAAACATTTTGCATGATATTCTTCCTGTTCTCTAATTGCAAAAGTGTTTCCTGTGCAATTATCGAAGGATTTAAAAGTGTATTTGACATTATTTTTTACTCCTTTACTATTTACCCCCACCCGTTCGCCATGCTTTATACTCTTCATAACTCATGTCATTAGGGTCTTTTGTCGGTGTTTCATTCCCGATCACAGGGCTTGTGGGGTTTGGGGCATTTGTTGTTTTTCGTTGTGGCGGGGAGTGCTTAAACCCTGCCTCTAATCTTCCTATTTCAACAGCCGCCTGGATTTGTGGCAATTTCATTATTCTGTGTACTTCTTGTGGATTTTCACCAAAATAGTACGCAAAATCAGATAATTTTTCTGTTTCAGACAACATCGGAACCAACCCTGCGGGGATATATCCCTTTTCCAAAAAGTCCGGGTCTTTTGCTACTGCTTCACTCACCCGGTTATCCCATTTTTGTTGCTGCTGTTCCTGGTCTTGCTTCGCCCTTTCTTGCGCTCGGGCTGCCTCTCTTTCGTCAAGTTTCCAGTCCGTTAATGCTTCCGAAAACTCTTCGTAAGAACCATAATCGTCTATTTCCGGCTTTGCTTTTCCCCCCACTTGTTGAGGTGTTCGTGGCTGATCTTCCGGTAAACGACTTTTTAGCTGTTCATTCTCCCTCTGTGTTCTTTTTAGTTCACCGTAGATTTCTTTAAATCTCGAATATTCCACGGTTTCTTCCGCTGGTTCTTCCGCTGGTTCTGCTGCTGGTTCTGCTGCTGGTGTTTCTGCTGGTTCATTTTCCTGTATTGCTGGTACTTCTGGTTCGCTTGTGGAAGGTGGCGTTTCTTCCGGTTTTGTTGCGCCTGGTTCTGCTTGTTCTTCCAACATTATTATTTCCCCCTAAGTTATAACGCTGCCATTGTAGCTGCGCCAAGATATAACCCTGATCCATTGTGTTGATTATGTTGTGGTTCTGGGCCATTCCAAAAACTTTCTTTAAATTCCTCTTTGTTGTATCGGCCTAAATGCCGTGCTTTAAATTCTTCCATAGAAAACCCCCTGTTTTTTCTGCTGGTTTCTATACCGTTTCTCATTCCCTGCTTTCTCTTTATGGTTATTCTTAAGCTGTTCATGTGGCGGATATATGCCCTGTCCGGCTTGTGAACAGGTACACAGTGAAGGAAAATTTCTTCTAGCAAGTCTTCATCCTCAAGGTCTTTAAAGTCAACCACAAATACGTTTTCTTCATTTTCCGCATACCACTCAATACATATAGAATACATCTCAACCATATTGTTAATATATTGTTTCCATTCCTTATCGGTAAACGCCTCATGTTTTTCAAATGCCTTTAAAAGAGATTTAATCACATCACCTTCCGGCCTGTTAATTATAACCATTGGCCCGTTTTCTCTTTTTGCCATACTGAAGCTGATAGCGTTCGTGTCGGCGCTTCCAACATAATCCCTGTGGAACCCCTTCATGTATTTATAAAAAGCCTCCGGGTCATTATTTGAAAGTATCTCATGATAACAATACGATACATTCGTACTAAAAAACTGAGAAAACCATGTGCTTCGACATCGAGGATAGCTTAACAAATAAAAAAACTTTTTCGCCACTTTACCCCCTTTGCATAACAGTTATATTAACGGCCCCGGATGTTTGGCTTGCACAGGTGAACCTTGCCACATATTGCGTGTTTTCAGGCAAAAACCGTATCCAATCGGAAAAGTCAATCCATCCTGGATCGCTGCCACTCGCCACTAAAACAGCGTCCTCTCCATCTACCGGATCAAGAACCGGGTTATAGTTTGAACCTCCGTCAATTGATATTTCCAGCCCGATTGCTCCGTCATCCATCGCCGGGAACAATGCCCCATAAAAAATAGCATAATGTTCCACAGTAAAACCCGCTGAATAAGTTCCGTTTGCCGCCACTGTTACTGTCTGAGGTTTAAAGTTCATTGCTGTATGCCCTCCCTATGTATATCTTCAATAAATGTACGTATTTCCTGAAACTGTTGGCCCCTTTCCGCTGCTTCGGCATTCATAATCTTAGCAATTGCATCAACCTTGGCCTCGAACCCCTTTCTCATCTCTTCAATCGCCTTAAGTTCAAGTTCTTTCATCTTCATTTGTTCTTCAGGAGACGGCCCCTGTGGATCCGGTGGCTGTTCTCCTGGATCCAGATCACGGATACCGATAGGAACAAGTTTTTTCGCACGTTTAAGAAGTTCATCCGCCCCCGGAATATCAATGTTTTTCACTATCAGATCGATTGTAGCCTTCCCGAATTCAGGGAATTTTCCGGTTAAATTAAGCAACATTTCAAGGGCTTCAGTCCTTTGGGTGTCATAGCTTGGCCCTATAGTTATAATAAAGTCGTATTGCCCCACAGAAAGATCATTAATATATTCCGTAACCCCTTGTCTTGGTTTAGAAAGAAGTTCATCCGAAACGCCTTCGAGTTGGTTCATTAATGGCGACTGCGCTCTCATGTTAATCGGAACTGCTTTCTCGCCCCCATCTGCTCCTATTATCCTTATAATTCTTTCTGTGTCATATACATGAGGAATTAAATCCATTACAATTTTTGTGCTATAGATTAGAGCGGTTTGAAAGTTGTCTGTATACACAAAACTACCAATACTCCCTTGATGCTGCCTTGCTAAAATCGCTTTCCCGCTTTTCTCGCTGCCCTCATCACCCAAAGACGCTTGATAAATCCCCATCGCCGACATTATGTCATGTTCCATCCTGGCCAATTCATGGGCCACGGCTGGCGATAGCTGTGGAGGGGGTTCCCTTTTTGGATATAGCGCTGGGGAATTAATATCTGATTCATAAAGCAAATATGGAACGTTTTTAATGTTTGCATCTTCCCACATCTTCTGATGCGGCCCGAGCATATTTGAAGTTATAAGGTATGGAGCTTTCGGTGCAAGGGCTATTTGTTCCGTTACACTTGACGACCAGTAATTATACATTTCCTGGGGAGTCTTAGCTGGCCTAACCATACCTTTTGTCTTAGATACTCCACCAATCCAGGTTTCCTTACCTATTTCATATACTATTGGAATATATTTTGAAGGCCAAAGATGTGGCCCGTCTAATATGTTGTTGTGTATCATCTTGCACCACATCACCTGCGGTACTTTAGCTTTTTTTTCATTTGAAATAAAAGGCATGTCTTCTTCTGAAATTTTATCTTCTGAAACCGTGTATTCCGTTCCGTCCTTCTCTATCCTATAAAATGTTTTTTCTTTTTTCTCTTTCCACCAATATTCAGCCACTCGTACTGTCTTATCTGTGCTCCAGCTTATATCGACAGTTTCATCCGGCCAATTCCCGAGTTCTACATCTGGGTGCTTTGCTTTAAATTCTTTATCTGTAAGCTCGGCGGAGACAATTACCCAATTAGCATCTGACTTGTCTTGTTTAATTGCCCCAGGGTCTATTTTAACTGTAAATATGTTGGGGATTCTATTAATTACAATATCCCTTACAAACGGGTCTTCTTCGTTGTCTTCAATGTCAACCCGCCACGCACCACGCCCACACTTTAATGTGGAACTGTATGCTGTATTATACGCCGATCTCGCAACTGAGTGATACGCAATGTGCCTGTATATCCCTGAACGTATTTCAGCAATCTTCGGGTCTGCGACTGAATCAATCGGACGCACTTTAATTGAAGGCCGTAACTGCCTGAATTCCCCCTCAACTTGATCTATCTTTTCAGATATTTTATTGAGAGACAAACATGGGCGAGGCGGAGACTCAGATTCCCTCTGTTGTTTTACCTCCGCAGGCCATTGATAATTATCCTCGTTGTGTTCAAATTTTAAATCATCAAGGGCGTATTTCGCCTCTTCATTATCTGCATCACAGGCAACCTTATAGCGTTCCATTGCTAGTATTAATATGTCTTCGTTTTTCATGTTATACCATCCACCCGCCCGCGACTGGTTGGGTTATGACTTGTTGTTGTTTCAGTGGTATTCTTGGCGAAGTATACCCAACTGCAAAAGTACGAAAAGCTGAAGCCCCATGAGAGGCCCAGTCGTGTAATGGTCTATTGCTTAAAACCTTCCTTTTCTCATCATATTCGGCCTTAAAATTCTCTAAAGCATAAATACCTAATTTACACTTTTCTTCATCAAACCAACATAAAGAAATAATGTTTCGCATTGCCGGGATATGTACTTGAATTATTATATCCATATTTCGTGCTCTTTGAACAACTCGGATTGGCTTTATCCCTAATCCTTCAGCAACTTCCTTGCGTGACTTAGCGATTTCTGAATTGGTCATCTCTCTTTGTTCTGCATCATGGGGCATCCAGTGGTTTCCGTAAAAATAACCTTTATCTTTTAAAACCTTTGCATAATGTTCTAACCCATACCCGGATGCCTCATAGTAATCAATGACGTTAAAAGATTTCCCTATCGGCTGAAAAAACCATATCGCCATTGAATCATCAACCCCCAAGTCCCAGGCTGTATCAACTTCTATGCCCTTATTATAGGGAACCTTTGTAATCCGCCCCTCTTCTCTCGCTTCAGTTATTTGAGCAGACAAATAAGCCCCTAATACTGCCCCCTCCCAACTACACAGGTATTCCTGATTAAACATTGCAAGCCCTAATTCAGGGCCATATAGTGCAATGTACTCTTTTTTGATAGTCTTTAATTGCTCTCCTGTGAAAACAGGTGTTTCGTAAGCGTTTAGCCGTTCTGCAAACCAGGACTCTGTTTTTTCTGCGTGTTCAAACATGGAACGGCCATGATTATTCCCTCTGGAAGTATAAATGAACGCTGCCCACCCTCCATTCTCTTCTAAGATCGGAGAAAGGAAGGCCCAGGCCATAGGGTTTGCGACTGCCCACTCAGAAAGAACAATTCCGACCGGGGGAGACCCTATATAAGCATTGTAATTGTCACTGCCCACCAACTGCCATATAGCTCCTGTTTTCAATTCAATACTCATTTCTTGCCGCCTGGTGTGCTTTCTTATTTCTTCTGGAAACGCCTCGTCAATTCTCTTCTTTCCCGTTTTCGGATTAACCGCGTCCCAGATAACCTTACGAGCTTGGTTGTATTGTGGTAGCATGTGCCAATAGTTACCGGGCCTCTCCATTGACGCTGTAGCGGTAAAATGTAGGGCGACATCATCTTTCCCCCACCGTCTATGTGCCACTTCTACCGCCCTTTTGCCTCCATTTTCCATGTATTCCCAGAAATTCATCTGGTCTGGCCGGGGTTCCCAATTATTTGGGATTCTTATCTTTTTTCTTGGCATTAGAAAACTTAACAATCTCCACTGTGAAATCCATGTTGCCGTCTACATTATGGTCTTTTCTGTCTCGCCAATCATCTGGCATCCTGTTTTTGGCCCAAAAGATAATCGAAGTCGGATTCGGAGGATGATGCTTTGTGTAATGTGCGTATTCCCATCTGCCTACGCGCTTCCACTCCCCATCTACTTGTATATCAGTCTCAACCCATTGTGCTTTGGTTTCCGGGTGGCTATATCCACAAGCACTATCATAAAGCGATATCACAACTTTCTCGTCCGCTACCGCCTTCCAGTCCTTTAAGTCAGCGAAAAAATCCGGATACTTGTTTTTCCAGACAGTGAGTGTTGCTTCACATATACCGACAACCTCAACCATCTCCTTGTCTGTAAAGCCTTTCTTGGCAAGGATTTTCAGTTGTCGCTTCCTATCGTCCGTGAATTTTGCCATAGTAAAAACCTCACTTCTTAATTATGATAAAATTTTTCTATGTACAAACCTAGATAACCAACTCACACGCCTTGAAGCTATGGCCACAGCCGCAGGAGCCGTATCCAACAACCCCCAGGAACAGAAAAAAGCCGCCCTCTGTGTATCTGTTGGGGTTGGGGTTGGGAATACTCCAAGCGTTGCAACTGCAAAAAAATCCATCTCACTTCTTTGTCTTCTTAATCTGTTTTAACCGTTTCTTTACTTGTTTAGCCTTATCTTTTTGGATCTTTTTTTGACCATTGAAAAATTCTGTGAGCTTCAAATTACTTCGTTGTTCAAAAAATTTCCCTATTTCAGCCTGTAAATTCCAGTCTAAAGCCTTTAATCGCTCCAACATAGCATGAGTAATGGCTGTCCCGGCTTTATCAATCCCACATCCACACGGGCATTTATTGAGTGAAAAATGCTTTCCGTTTTGTACCTCAAACATTACTTCTTGGACTGCAACCGGAACCAAATCTTCATTAATTCCCTTTAACTTCGCTTCCTTAATCAAAAACCGAATAGCATTCTCTATGCTGTGCCCATCTACTGTGTATGGCTCGAAAAGTTTTTCATAATCCATCTTTGGGATTATCACTGTACCATCCTCTTTCTTGTAGTATATGTACCATCTGAGGTAATTGCCGTAGCTATCGTCCCGATTGATACATCGGAATCATTAAATTGTTCAGCCGCCCCGCTTGCCTCGGTGAATACGGACTTGTTGACCAAGGCAATGAACGCTTTTTGCGTATACCATGCCATTTTGTTGGCTGTGGCAACATTGAGCTCGTCAAGATAGCCCGCCCTAGCTGCTGATAATCGAGTAAGCAAGGTGTCAACATTGGTGTCGATAATATCCTGCTTCGCCTCAGTCGCTAACAACCCATGCCCCGTGTCCATTTCTGCCTTAGTCGGAGGATCGTAGTCACTGAGTGCGGTATCGGCTTCAGTGTTGACCGAGGCTTTCATGGTTGCCGTTAAATCGCCGTTTGTAGGGGCGTTTGTGAGATTGGTACATGTTGCTATAGTGCCAATGTTAGTAAGGTGATCTCCATCTCCCCCCGCCTCGGTTAAATTAGTACCATCTGCTATGTGGTCTCGAATCGCTTCTATCGCATCCGTTTGAGCGGAAAAATTACCAGCCCCACTTCCACCGTCTGCATTTATAGCTGTGAGTTCTGTCGCGTTATCCATTTCTATAGCTGCGTCGCTACGGGCAAGTAGTTGGATATATTTCAAAAGTTTGGCTGGTATGTCGGTTGTGGTGTCGGCTGCTATAATATCAAGGATAAGGTCAAGCCGTCCGCCGTTAATCCAATCAGTTAATGCTCCCATGCGTGCTGCCGTGATCTCATTTGTGTTCGCAAGTTTTGTATCAAGATCAAGGCCACCAGCATCACTAATCGCTAACCCACCCGCAGCATCCGCCGCCGCCGCCGGAACCGCCGTACCCGCAAGCCCCCTGGTAGCAGAATAATTACTACATGCCGACTCAAGGTTGTTTGCCTCGGTTTCTTGGGTGTCTGCCCGGCCTATGGTTTTTATGTTGACATCCATAAACCCATCATCCTTGGCTATATATTTACTATCCCAGGCCGCCTCGGACAGAACCATATATTCTTGTTTTACAGGTAGGCAGTCTGAATCGTCCTGGACAATAACAACCAGCATACCCTCAGTATCCGTATAACTTGTTGTGAGGGTTAGGGAGTAATACCCTCGACAACCTGTCACAGCCGCCCATGTTGCCCCTGAGATGTCCACAACAGAAGTTGACCCGTGCTTTATGAGCTCCGCCTCATTACCGGATAATGCGATATCGGTCTGCGGAGTAAAGCCATCTCCCACATCGACAAAAGGGCCAACAGTAACAATGACCTGTGTATTCGCCCGTAATTCTTGCATTAATTAACTCCCATAAGCTGCTTATAGTGATGCGCTGCAATCGGAATTGACAGCCCGCCCCCCGCCGTTGCAACATAAGCCATTAAATTGATTGGCAATAGGTCGCCAAAAAACACATATGGGTTAATCTGTAGTTGAGAAATGCAGCCATCAGTCAATACCCTATCCCAGATATACGTAAGTACAATGGTTGATCTAAGATCATTAGATAGCCCACCAAAATGGCATAATGGATCTATATTGGTAAAATTTGTATATCCAACAGAATCTCGAACATTATTACAACGAAAGTTAGCCGTTCCTTTGTTTAACGTCAGTGATAAATTTAATAGGTCATTTAAGCTAAAACCAACTACAACAGTCCGAGGGTCGGCATCGCCCACCCTGAAGTGAACGTCATAATTGATCGTGCCGATATAAATACGGGTATCAGTTGATCCGACTCGATGTCGAAATGTGTATCCTGTTTCAGTATCAACTCCGATAGGGATTACCTGTTGAAAAATTGTCATTGCCTGCGGGTTAAATCCCTTTGTTGGACTGGAAACTAAATCATAACTAGCTGAATTAATGGATAATCCATAAATCGACCAATACCATGTCGCTAGACTGTCAATAGTTAAGTGGTTTTGATATTTTGAATAGTCCCGAACCGTAAGACCCCCTTTTTCGTCCATTAACCAGCAGCCCACCAAGCCTCTTGCTAATGGATGCGTCCAATTAATTTGCTGGCCTAAAAGTGGTTTTGGTTTAAAAATCATTGAATGCCTTAAAACTCAAAATTAACGGAAGAACCCTCGTCCTCAGCATCAGTAATAATATTTAGTACCGCAACCAGTCTGCAATGCTTTGTGATCTGGAAAGCTGCGGAGTCAGAGGGCCAATTACTATTATCATCAGACTCTTCTAAATATAGGTAAAAATCCCCGGTAGAAGGGTTAATATCCGCTATAACCTCTAAAAAGCCATTAATCCCGTAATATAGATTAGACGTATTGTCGTTAACGTCCCCCTCTTTTACAACTGTGGTTGCCCATGTGCCTGTAGTAAATCCCATATCGTCTGTGATTGTAGTGCCATAAGTTAGAGTGCCAGATACTAATTCCCATGGGCTTGATCTTACATTTACCCTTGCGCCATCGGCATAAGTAAGAGTATCATCCCCCACCCAATAGCCTTGATATCGCCAGTATTTTGCCAGCATATTAAACATCCCCCTCATACCCTATAAATTCCAGGGTTTTTTGCTTTTCCTCAACAAATTCGGTGGTTAATGCCGTGAAGCGATCTTTAATCTCTTGCAATCGCTCTGCATTGGAGAGGTGCGGAAGTGAAAACGTAAAATTATCTTGCTTTTCTACAATTACCCCGGCCTTAAGGTCGCTATCCTCAGCTGGAGAAATGCCTGGCAATACAGAAATTATCTCACTTGCCCCGCCTTGCTCTAAAACAACCGCCTCTCTCCAGGAGATATCCGCCACATTTGTACCATTCGCCGGGATAGGTATGTGGAATATAATGTTGATTGATTTATTGCGCTCTGATTGTGTTAAGAGATGAAAATTACTCATTGTTTGTTACCTCCTCGCTAAATAACTCTTAATATCCTGTAAGGCTGCTATTATATTATCAATTGCCGATATAAGCAGGTTCTTAGGTGGAGTTAGGCCAGTATTGACCTCATTGGAAAACCCACTCTCTAAGTCCTGATTATCATAAGCCGTAACAACAAACCTTGTACGGACATCAGGTAGTCCAGTAACCGTATACTCAACAAGTGCAGGATCAGGGTTTTCGTCCTGCGCCAAGGTTATGACTATCGGAGTGTCATATCCCCCGCCCTCTGTTATGGCTGAATATATCTTGTACCCGGATAGGCCGTAGTCAGTGCATTGATCCCAACTTAAAGTCACGTCCATGGCCCGCGATAATATAGGAAATGCCAAAATAATCATTAGTGCAAGCATTATGACTCGTTTCATTTTGCCTCCATTGTAAACCTTTTTGCCTGTTTTCCAATATTATGTTAACTTTGAAAAGTAAAAAAAATTAATTTAACCTATAAACAAAAAAGCCTCCAGCGCATACACACCGAAGGCGATATCTTTTTTAAGGCCACTATTTTCTTTGCCATTTAAAAACCCCTCACGGCCCGGAACATGCGCCGGATCATGTCACGGATCACGTCCAGGCCGCTATGAAAAGGAGGTTACGGGTGGTCAGCCCGTGGTGAAAAGATGCGGACAGCGTGGAGAGACACTGCCCACGACAACTATACAAGCCCTTTTTTATGTGTGTCAAGCATTTTTTTTAATCGGAAGAAACATTTGCTTTATTTTCCGAATAAAAAGGCGTTTCCGCATAAATTTAATGAGCTTATCATTGTTTTTCGCAACAGGCTGAAATAAGACCATAAATGGTAGGCTGTCAAGTAATTCTTTTTCACTAATAAATAATTTATACAAAAATTGCATGCGCTTATCTCCTTTTTTGTCAACATTATCTTTGCCTACTATAAACCTTATCGCCGTTATTGTCAATATTATGGCACCCTACCTAGAAAAAAGTGTTTCAAGACAAAATAAATCTACATTATTTACTTGACAAAGATAAGTTACTTTGGTAATATTGGTTTAAAAGGGGGTGAGAACAAATGAATTTACTGATTAAAAAGTTTCCCAACAAGTTACAAAAAGAACTGAAAATATTGGCAATACTAAAGGGCGTCAACACCTACGAGTTAATAATCGAAATTTTGTGGGGATTTATTAATGAGAGGAAAAATAATAATTCAAAAATGGGTAACTGAAACACCTGATGAGTGTAGGCGGACGGCCAACTATTGGATGAAAAAATTATATCCAGAAGTTGACTGGCATATACACTGCGTCCACCATATAGACCGCAACCCACTTAATAATAATTTAAACAACTTAAAAATAATGAACAAAAAGGATCATGTTATATATCACAATACAAAATTATCAACTCCCATTAGAACCACCTGTAAGCGGTTTATAAAAAATTATCGCTTCCAGGGGTTAAAAAGTTCCACGTCTTTATCAAGCCATTTAAAAACCAACGAGGTTTGGGCTTGTAAATATGAAAAAACATTAATCACCGTATTGTCAAACGAAGGCAGAAAATACATAATCACAGATACCGACAATCTATACGCTATCTATTAAAAGCGAGCAACAATAAACAATTTTAAGGGGGAAAGAAGATGAACCAGCAAGCAGAAAAAATCAAAACTGAGATCGCAAAAGGATTTAACCAATTTACCCCAAACCCCATGATGACAATCGCAACAGAATATATCCTCTCAATCGACAATCCAGATTTTTGGATTGACGAGGCAAGTTACTACATAGATAATCCAATTAATCTAATTATGGAGTTAACTCGAATCGGCTTACGTATCAAAGGCTTAGGGTTTGACACATTAGCCAAAATGGACCAAAAAACAGGGGAAATTATAATCACTAAAATTACTTTATAATTAACCCCCACACACCGCCCTACGGGGCACACAGGAGGTAGGGAGATGATAACAACAAAGAAAGCAAAAAAGCTCTTGACCAAAAAAGATCAGCAACATTTGACAAAATCAAACATAAATAGCCTTGAAAAGCTTCAAAATCAAATTACGTGGATGAAGGAAACTCAACCCGAAGACCCGTGGAAGATATGTCCTGAGTGTTTTCGGATCGCACATAAACTTGGAATAGTAGAAAAATGAAACCACTGATATTAACCCTACTCATAATCTTCTGCCCAGCATGGATAAACTCGGAACCAATAATTCCATGCCCCGCAGAGATAAGGATAATCAAAATGGCCCACAAATATCATGGGATACGGGTAAGCACATGAGACAATGGAGAGTATTACTTTCTCCGGGACGGGGAAAAATGTAGGCTGTTTACCAGGGGATGTATAAACTTTTTAAATCGGAGGTAGAAATGACACATAACCAGCAAGCCAAGAAACTATTATCCGACTTAAGAAACCTCATAAGAGTAGACTTTTATGAAGGAAGTAAGAAGGTGGCGGAATACCACCCAATGGATTTTAAAAGGGAAGTAAGAGAGGATGAGCTTTATTTCATTTTGCACGAGTCCGGGAAATTAGGCCGGACATGGGAAATAATAACCAAGGAAGATTAAAAAAGGAGGAGAAAATGAGTATCGAATTGGAGTTAAGAGGTAAAATCGTAAGGGGAGAAAAATATTATGAACTGGTGAGTTTTGGGATAGAGATAATCAAACTCGCAGGCGCACGACTCCAAACAATCAATGCCCGGCTGAAAAAAGAGAATGAAGGGTGGGAAGGATCACTCCATACCATCATAATTTAAATCCTGGGGGCCTCGGGCCCCCTTTATTTATTTACCCTCTGTAGACCCTGTTCCCAGCCGAACACAGTTTTTTGTGAACATCACCAACGGGGACATTACAAATATAACACCTAAGCTCTTTCGTGGGGTCCACCTCCTGGTTTAGCCTCTCCCAAACCCCTTGACGACACGGTGTGCCGTTGATTAACATTTTATGTGTCACTGTTCCCCCTTTGTAGAACTGAGAATCAAATAAACCCCTTCGGCTCCAATCAGTGTTACCCCTTGGGTCACAACTAATTGTACGTTCCCAGTGATTACAATAGACTGTTTCGTATAAATAGTTTTTAACCTCTCTCCAACTCCTGTAGCCAGCCCCTTGTTTTTATCAATGGGACTACTTTTTTTCTTACGCCTGTACGCCTGTGGAATTCCACTTTTATTTGTGCTAAATTATCGTTCCCGTCATCATCTATCCTGTTAATTATAAAGACAGAATCGCTTTCCTGAGCGATAATGCCGCTATCCCTAAGTATCCCATAATTTAAGTCTTTAGCCTTTATATCTTTAGGTATTTTAGTGGTATGACAGGCAAGAAATATGACCACATCCATTGTTACGGCAATACGCTTCAATCCCCTGACTAGCGTGCCTATCTCAAGGCTAGGATTCCTGCTTTGTGCCATGTCAAAAAGAAAGTGCAGGTGGTCAACAAAAACCACTTGGCAGAAAAACTTTTCCTTAGCCTCTTGGATCCGCTCAGTTATCCATGAAATTGAATTCGGCACGAGCTCCGCAGGCATAAACCCTGTTGGTAATGTCTCAAATTGGCCCAAGAATTGCCTTTGTGGAACTTCAAACTGAAACCACAAAGGATTCGCCCCCTGTGATGAAAAATTATTTGTCAATGTTTGGAGGAACAGCGTCTTACCGCCCTTTGTTGGCCCTGTGATAGTGTACAACTCCCCTAACATTAGGCCACCCTGTAGGTATTTATCTAATGTTGGGACCCCTGTTTCAAAAGATATTATGTCTTTTTGGTTTTTATATTTTTCTTTCACAACATGAAAAGGTAAAACCTGATCCTTCCCTTTGTAGTTAACTAACTTAACGCCATCCTCAGACATTTGACCTCACTTTCATCCAGGCTTATGTTCTTCTCTATGAGATATTTCATTTCTTTGTCTTCACTCTGCAGGTATTGTTTACGAAGGGAATACAACATACCCAGGGATCTTTCTTTTTCATAAAGAAGGACAAGGATTTCTTTCCTACTCCAAACTTCCATCGTCCGATTTTTCGATGCAGGCTATCATGGCAGTTGAAATAATGGTATCCTGGTTTAACTCAAGAAATGCCTGACTTTCCTCATGAGCTAAAATTTTCCGTAGAATTTCATATCGTTCCTTCGCGATTTTAACTATTTTACCGTTTTTTAATGTAATATCATAGCTTTCCATTTTCTTCCTCCTTTAATAGTTGGTCAAGGTTATAATATCCACCATTGCCCTTCTTGTCACCCCTCCACTTATCCGCTTGCTTAATCCAATTTCTAAACCCCCTTTCTTTGTTTTTATGCTGCTTACTTTTTGGCCTCTCTTCCTGGTAGTGTAAGTATTTATCTAACTCAAAATCAATATCTATGTTTGGGAAATCATTTTTAAGTGAGTCGATTAATTTTTTTGAAACAGGTTGTAATATACTTTCCTTTCCTTTACTTTCCTTTACTTTACTTTGTGTATAACTACCGGAGTTTTCCCCTTTTCCGGCGGAAGAAATCGGTATATCAAGTGTTTTTCTTCCGGTAGTTATATTAAATTTATCTTTTATCGCTTCCATTGTAGTACATTCATTTTTTCTTTTTCTGTAAGCATCTTGGATGCTGTCTATGAAATCTTGTGAGGCTATAACCTTTTTTTGTTCCCACAACTCCCTATCAAGTTTTTCTGTCTCAACCATTATTTCAATCATATCTAATGCTGATTTTTCATCACACTTGGTTGAAGCTAAAAAAAACAATAGATCAGATTCTTTTTCTAATTGAAAATGGTGGTCAGGAGTTCTGGCTAAAAACCTACATAGGTTTGTAAAAAACCCAGTCCCCTTGCATTCATATTTTGATTCTAAAATAAACAAAGTACGCCCGTCTTTTATGAAGAACGGGAAATAATCAACATCTTTTCTCTCGCTTCTTCCCATTTTCTTCTCTCTCTTCGTCCCAGTACTTTGATTTACATAAAGGACACAAGACGGGTTTGTCTGGTCTTCGTCTATACCATTCGTGCCCACATCTTAAGCATTTATCCTTTTCCATATCACCACCTTAACTTATTATAGGTAAATTGTCAAACAAAAAAAATCAAGAAATTTCTTTAAACATCCTCACTCGCTAATTAACTTTCTCTCGTTTTTTTTAATTAGCACTTCTACCACTAAAAAAACTCCTCCAAGAGGTCCTCCGCCCCGTAGTACAACACTCCCTCTTCCGGGGAAGGATCATTACTTATTCGCCAGAAACATCGAGCACAAAGTAGCCTGTTTGTTGTAATGTCCCCACAGTTAGAGCATTGGTGTGGTTCCCATCTTTGCGGCGCAGGAATAGCAAACGGGTCTTCTGTACATTGGGTATCTCTCCATGCGCTTGTACTACTTTTTTGCGCCTGACACTCAGGTTTTGGACAATACCTTGTAGCTGAGAAGCCCTTGTACTTATCACCGCAGACTCGACACACCTTCTCACATAATGGTTGTACGTACTTCTTCTTTAGGCCGTGTCTCTCACGTCCCCTTGCTTTCTTTTTTTTCATTTTCCTCCCTCCCCTACAAAAAACTCAGTTCATAAACAGTATTTTCAATTCTCTCCCTCGCCATGTCACAATATTCTTCCTTAACCTCAATTCCTATATATTCCCGATTGTTTTTCTTCGCTACGACCCCCACGGTCCCGGCCCCGGAGAATGGATCAAGAACAATATCCCCTTCTTTTGACCCCGCTAAAATACATGGTTCTACAAGTTTTTCTGGAAAGGTGGCGAAGTGGGCTTTTTTAAAACCTTTTGTGGGGATTGTCCATACTGAGCGTTTGTTGCGGTGTGTGGCCTCTTTTGCTTCATCACTACCTAAATATTTATTCATATGGTTTTGGGCCCCATTAACATAATCCCTGTTAATATCTCCGTCCCAACCCGTTTGGTTTCTTTTAATGCTGCTTTCTTTTAGCGGTTCCTTTATAGCCTCGGCATCATAATAATACTTTCCCGATTTACTCATCAAAAATATATACTCATGCGACTTAGTACACCTATCCTTAACGCTTTCCGGCATGGGGTTGGGCTTGTGCCATATTATATCCTGCCTCAACCACCATCCGTCGGCACGTAGGGCGAAGGCTACCATCCAGGAAATGCCTATTAGGTCTTTTGGTTTTAAGCTTTTATCAGTTACCCCAGCCTCTTTCTGGTATGTATTTAACCCCTGCCCGCCAGTTTGTCCTGTGCTTCCAGCATAACTATCCCCCAAATTCATCCACAACACGCCATCTTTCTTTAACACCCGCCGTACTTCCCTAAATATCTGAACAATATGATTGACGTATAATTCAGGAGTGGGTTCAAGGCCGAGACAGCCTTTCCATGCGCTGCAGAGTTGGCAGAATTGGCCTTGAACCGACTTTTCTCCTTTTGTTTTTGCCCCCGGATTTCCGCCTGTTTTCCACTCCATTGTACCCCGGTTAGAATCGTTACTTTTTGAAATTATTTCTGCTCCCCATTTGTGCCTGCAGCCCTTAACCCCATCCCATACAACTGGATCAACCCCATAATCTCTAAGCCCCCAATAAGGGGGAGACGTAACGCAGCATTGAACGCTTTCAGCATCCAGTGTTTTCAATACGGATAACGCATCCCCATTATAAAGATTCATTTTTCCTTCTTTCTTCTTTCACTATCAACCTCCCGCCCCCACTCCCGAATTAACCCCTCCGCCCCAAGTATCTCTTTTTGCTGCCTGGGATACTCGGAGAGTAGATCGGCGAGGATAAGCATTTCTGCCGACACTCGCTTCATTTGGCGTTTTATTTCATTGGTTGTTGGTGGCATTATTCCGCCCGCTTTCATCTAACCCGTCCGTCCGTCAGTGAATCCATGAATTCATAATGGTCCTTGAGGTCTTCCCACGGCAGGACCGCACAAAGAAAATGGTTAACGACAAACATCTTACCGCAATCCTGACATTTTATTAATTGCGAATGATCACTTAACCGGCGGACAGCGACTACATTCTTGTGCCAGAAATGATTCAGGCTGAACGGCATCGAACACCTGATTTTTTGGATGATCTTTTTAAGCATGCTTTCTCCCTTAAATTAAAACGGCACATCAGTATAATGATATAAAATCTCCCATTGCCCTCGGACTAACCTAATCATCTTCCATCGGAACCACGGGAACTCTTTAGCTGCAACCTTAAATTTTACCAAGGCATCATCTCTTAGAAACCCTTTAATTTCAACGATTTCAAAACAACCTGCGTGCACGATAAAAAAATCAGGCTTGTAAAAGGTATTATCTGCAAGGCGCAGATTAAACGGCTCGAATTTCCAATCAATAATTTCCCCGGCACTTTTTAGTAGGGACAGTTCTTGAGCGTATTTTGCTTCAGTCTTATTCATTTTTGTTTTCATTGGAATTGGTTTCATTATTGATGTACCCTTGCTCCACATTTCGAACTTCTAACGTCTCCAAACACTTCTGTGTAAAGGTCCATAAATTTACCTCTTTAACCACTCTTGGATTGTTATTTTGTATTGCATTCTTATCCTCTGACATCTTCCTTCATGGGAGACTCTAGGTGTGCCCAATGAGTTACATCCTCGTAGTAACACACAAAATGTTCCCTCCTGTAATTTTGATATATTTCATAGCCATCTTTCCCGCGTAGCAAAACATCATCTCCCTCTTTCGGAAGTTCAGTTTCTACTTTTATCCATTCCATCGTTTACCCTCCTTACCAACCTTTATATAGAATTTCCCTTTCCTCAATTCCTCTTTATAGTGTCTCCGGCGAGAGCGGTTCATCTGCTTCTTCGCCCACTGTGAAAACCTGTCCCTGTGATGTTTTGGGTTGTCAGTTCGCCAATATATCCAGCGTGCTTCTGATTTACATATTGGCTTCATTCCGGCACCGGCCTACCTACTCGTCGAACGGTTTAACTTTTTGATATGTAATGTTTGGATATATAGCATCTAAATATCGCTTATACCCGGCTTCTGGAAACAACGCAATAGCGCACTGGTCGCCGGAAATGTACGGCTTATTAACGATACAGCACATTTCCGGCTTCTCATTAGTTTTCCTACTCCACCACCACCCCGTTTCAGTAGGGTAGTCTATCCAGCCTTCCATAATCCTTTCACCTCCCTTTCGTTCCGCCACGTCCTCTCAAACGCCTCGGCGCACCCAGGACACCTCTCTTTCCGATCTCGGACGGATGTACATATTTCATGGCCCTTGATTTTTCTGTTGCAATCTTGGCGGGTTGTTTTTTTCATGGGTTACTCCAATAGGTCTTTAGGGTCAACCCCCATCGCATCCGCTATCTGTGCGATGGTATTAAAACTACTTCTCTTGGTTGATATAATAAAGTGTAGTAATTGGCGAGAAATGCCACACCTTGTCGCAAACTCAGCCTGTGAAACGCCAAGCCTCTTTATTTCACTCCCTATTTTCTTCGTGTTTACTTTTAATGATTTCATGTTTTCTATTTTACCGTGAAGAGAACACTTCTGTCAAGTGATATTTTCCTCATATTACTTTTTATTAATATTTTATTGATAATATCGTAAAATATGTCTTGACAAACCAGAAAAAGCTTTGTATCCTTATCTTACGAAGGGGGAAGCAACTATGAAAACAAAAGGCCTATGTAATTTAAAAAAGGAGGCGACAATGATAATCCGATGTACATACTGTGCAGACGAAGGCGAAGACAGCTACGTCGGCACATCACCGCCGCTATACTGCCCGACTGTGGCATGGGGGGTTTGTGAGCGACATAGAAAACTTTTTGATAAGGAGGAAAAAAGATGGCCGTCTTACATACAATCAGAAAAAATGGAGAAGGCGAAACAAAAGAGGTTAAGCTAACAGCAAGACGGGCAATTATTGAACACTGCAAAGAGTGTATGTGTTTCAATACGGCAGAGGTCAGGCGTTGTACAAGTACATTATGTGCGTTGTTTCCATTCCGTACTTGGGATAAGCCAGAGGACACGTTTTAGCGCATAGGATGTGTGAACTCTCTTTTTAGGTGGTTTGCATTGCCCTAAAAAGAGAGCAGCTTAAAAAATGGGAGGTTTGAACTATACAAAATGAGCAAGGGGGGTGGCATAAAACTAATAGATAGAACATATCGGGATAATCTATTTAGAAGGAGGTAAATAATGCGAGCAGTCACGTTTTATTTAGAAGAAGCCACAATTGACAAGATTAATGATTTTAGCCGTATCCACTTAATAACAACCTCTGAAGGAGTAATGAGATTGATTAGCGAAGGCTATCATCGCTACTACAAAAAACATTTGAACATAAAGGGCGAAAGGAGGGAGGAAGATGGTCAAGACGCTAATGGAGTTGTTTGATACGACAATTAAAGACGTACGAGCTCAGATGCAGGAACCCTACCTGAAACGGTATATTCCATGCGACCATAAGCTGTTAGGCACACTTCTTGCCGTGAAGAGGCGCATAGAACACCTTGAAGGTGAAAACGAATACAGAGAGAAAGCCATAAAGTATTTAATGGAGAGGGAAAACAATGAAAACACTACAAACATTGATAAAGAAGGTCAAGCATAAGGTTGAATATGAAGATTTCATGGACAGGCATATCCGTTGCGACCATCAATTGCTCGGCACGCTTATTGCCGCAGAGAGGGAAATGGGACGGTTGATAGGAGAAAACAAAGACCTGGAAAGGGTGATAAAATACTTAAGAGAGAGGGGGGGGTCTGTGGAATGAAAGAAGGCTGGCACGAAATGACAAACGAAGAATATCACAAGGAAAAAGGTCTTTCCTCAAGTGGTATCATCCAATTGCTCAAATCCCCGGCCCATTACGCAGCAAGGGAAGAGTTTAAGAAAACTGATGCAATGATCCAAGGGAGTGCTTTACATTGCCTTACACTCGAACCTGATTCGTTTAATGATAGGTTTATTGTAATGAAAAAGGGAGAGGTACGAACGGCGACAAAAAAGGCGAAGGATAACAGTAAATCCCTACTAACAAGCGGCCAATACAAAGAGGCGCTAAAATGGGCGCAAGAAATTGTTTCAAACCCATACGCAGAGAAATTACTGCACGCTCTCGGCCCGGTCGAGCAGTCAGGTTTCTGGCAGGACGAAGAAACAGGGGTGTTGCTAAAAGTCAGGCCAGACAAAAAAATACAAGAGCTTAAAACTGTGGTAGACGTGAAAACTTGGTCACTGGCAAAGCATTACAGCCTGGATTATGACTGGTTATGGTCAAAAGAAATTTCAAACCGGAAATATCATATCCAGGCGACACATTACCTGAACGGCTGCTCTATCCTTGACGAGATAGAGTATGAGAATTTTGTTTGGATTGTTATAGTTAAGGAACCGCCTTATCAAGTATTAACTTATGAGTTAACCGAAATTGACAAAAAAGATGCTCAAGATGAGATTGAGTCTGCACTATGGGAGTATAAGGAGTGCATGGAGAAAGATATATGGCCTAAACCGTCATTTCCCGGGATTAGGCAAGCAGGACGTTATCAATGGCAAAACAGATAAATTGAAAAGGAGGTGTATTATGGAAAACAATCAAAAAAACATACCAATGGTTTTTTCAAATGATCCCGCTGCGATTGCAGCGGCGGAAGGTGCAAGAGCAAGAATCCAATCTGCGTATCAAGTGGCCCTGCATCGCCCACGGGACGTAGACAATGCAAGAGATAGGATTCTACGTGCATGCAAAAGACATCTTTTTGCTGCAAGGGTAGAATTTAGCAAACCAGTAGGGGGAAGAAAAATCAAAGGCCCTTCCGTGAGATTCGCAGAACTGGCCCTCCGTGAATGGGGAAACGTTGATATAGAAACCCAAACTATATACGAAGATGATTTTGTACGAAGGATTAAGGTCAGAGTACTTGACCTCGAATCAAACTCTGGATTCTCAAAGGAAATACAGATCAACAAAACAGTTGAGAGAAAAAAAGGGAAAGACCGTGAGGTCTTGGGAGAGAGGCAAAACACTAAACACGAAACGGTATATATTGTACGTGCCACAGACGATGAGCTACAAAATAAAGAAAACGCTTTGATTTCAAAAGCTGTGCGAAATGAGGGATTAAGGCTGATCCCCTCAGACATAGTTGACGAAGCGATTGAAACATCAAGAGAAACGTTGAGGAAAAGAGATAAGGAAGACCCGGACGCAGCAAAGAAAACACTCCTTGATAGTTTTTCTGAACTAGGGGTAAGGCCAAAAGACATAACGGCATATCTTAAGCACGATCTTGACACTATTACACCCTTTGAAATCGAAACTCTCAGGGGTATATATACGGCAATTGCGGACGGAGAGACAAGCTGGCAGACAATCGTTGTAAAAGAGGAAGAGGACAATAAAAAGAAAAACGACCTCCAAAAAACCCTTGACGAAATACCGACAAAGGAAAAAGAGGAAACGCCTCCGGATTTTGCCAAAAAGAAAGAACCTTCCACAAAAAAAGAAATCCTCGCCGTTTATGAGGAAGGATTAAAAGCCCTTGCTCACTACGGGATCAAAGAAGGGGAAATCCTTAAAAAGCTTGGCACAACAAAGGGAAAAATCACTATGGAGGACGTGCTTAAACTGAGGGGCTTTTATGCCCAAATATTGGAAGGTGCAGCCCCGGCCCACCTTTTTCCACCCAAGGAAGAAAAGTCCACAGTCTCCGGCAATGAGGCATGGGAATTCCCCGAGCCGGAGAAAAAGGAAAGTGAGATTTCCTTGTATTTCAAGAAGTGTGCTGAAGATAAGATAGAATTAGGGGAAGAAACCTATTATACAACCCTTGGTGATATAGGCTTTGCCAAGGCAAACGAGGCGAAAACCAAGAAAGACCGGGACAAAGTGTTGAAAGCCCTGGAAGAGGCAAAGGAGAAGCAGGACAACGTGGAAGAAAAAATGGTCTTATGTCCTAATACCGGAGACCCCAAAGACCCAACTACACAGGATGAAATGAAGTTGTCATATTGTAATGGACGGTGTGACAAAAGAGATGGCTGTCCGGCGTTTTCGGCTGGAAATGTTTTGAAGTGAGGGGGGATCATGAAAACGAGAAAGGTTATTATATACAGGTATGAAAAGGTTAAGGGAAAAATACACAATGAAAAAGTTATTGATGGCCATGGGTTTTTTCATCAGTTTGGTTTAGATTATGAAGAATTTGAAACGGGGCCGGGTGTTTATTCGACAGCAATAGTCGAAATGCTGGACGGATCAGTAAAAAATGTTCCAGTTGAGTTGATTGTTTTTAATGATTAATCGTAAAGAAGGGGGGGAGTGGAAAAGTGAAAATAACAACAAATGAAAACGGGGGGGTTGTTATCAGGGAAATATATAGTGGTGTTATCATGGAAACTAAAGAGGGAAACCAAATAGCCGTCTGCATGCGTGATGATACCTTTGAAATCAATGTATGCCCCAAAGGGAAAAACATAAGAAATTGGTGGCGTGTTAACATGGACACGGACGAAATTACACCAATTTGAAAAGGAGCATAACTAATGAAAAAAATAAAAGACTTAATGCTGAAAAATTTCGGCAAAGTTGACCACCTTTCCATTAACATTAATCCAGGAGTCAATTTTCTTATTGGCGAAAACGGGTCCGGTAAAACAACTGCGGGACAAACTGGAATATGGTTTGTACTAAAGGGTCTTGCACAAAAAGGCCCGGACGTATTTCACGCCGAACGGTTCCGGTTCATAGGCCCAAATGCTAAAAGCGCAAAGGGGCGAATAACAATCATAGACGAACACGAAGGTTTTGAGGCCGTCGTAGAGCGCAAAATCACAAAGTCAACTCCTACGCTCAAAATAACTGCGTCCGATGGGCGCCAATTGGGGCAAGCATGGCTTGATGAGATATTCAATGTTTTTACCATGAACATTTTCAGTCTTTCAAAAATGCCTCCCAAGGAACAAGCTCTGGCATTGGGGATAGATACCTCAAAACACGATAGTAAAATAAAGGCATTATTCGAGGAGCGAAAAGAGGCTAAAAAGGAGGCGGCCCGGCTAAGGGTAGTCGCCGACAAATGTGAACAGGTGGCTCCGGTTAAGCCAGTCGATCTTACCTCGCTGCTGAAGCAGAAAGAAGAGATCGACCAGGAGAACCACAAAAAGGCGAATGAATCAATGGCGAAACACAACAAAAGGATGCAAGAAGCCATCGCCTATAATGGAGAGCAAGGAAGGCTTGCAGAAAAACAAAGAATAGTAATGGAGGCGAAGGAAGCCGCTAAAGAAGCAAAGAAAGCTGCACAAGAAGCCCTTGACAAAGCACTTAAAGAAGAATCCGAGTTAATCAAACCGGACAAACTGATCCCCACAGACTTCCAGCCGGAAGAAGTTGATCTGATAGATACTGAAGAAATCTCAAACCAGATCATAAACGCCGAAGAAACGAACGAGAGGGCCCGTAGACACGAAGAATATGTTAAGGCAATAAAAGAGTACGCTCAGTCAAATCGAGCATTAAGAGACATGATAAACAACTATGAAGAGGCTATAGAAGACAAAACCGCTTATATCCAGCAATCCAATCTCCCATTCTCTAACATGACGATTGACGAAAATGGCGGCCTTCTGGTAAGCGATAAGCCGTTTTGCGAACCGTATTTCAGCAAGGGTGAGATCATGCGGATGTCAATGACACTCGCAGTAACACAGGCAAAAGCCGGGGAATTGAAATACATCTTCATCCCGGATGCCAATAGCCTTGACCCGAAAAACAGGGAGAAAACAATTCAGTTTCTTTCTAATAAAGGGTTTCAGGTTATGGTCGAAATTGCCGACACAAAAAAGATCGGAGACAACTCAATCTTGTTGAAAGAACGTAGGGTAGTTGACTCCTACGAGGTTGAGGAGGGAGGTGTTGAGTTATGAAGAAAAAATATTTCGTCTACGACCCAATGGATAACGGGTTTGCGACCTTCGCCACAGTCCAGGAAAGAGACAAGGCGGAGGAAGAATTTATTCAGTATTACTTGGATGAAGTCTGGAGCGAAGACGTTGAGCACATTATATCCGGGGTTATCACAAGAGAAGTAAAGGAATATGGTAGAATAAAAATGCCAGCCCCGGATGAAATAGATGAGGCTGGGTGTGATGTTGATGGTAACTATTGGCCCAACGGCATAGACTATATTTGTAATTACAAAATGGTTGACATCGAGGATGAATCTGGCAATGGAGGGGTCGAATTATAGCGAAAGGAGAGTTAACAAAAAATGAATAAAATAACCATTGACGAATATACTCTATCCAACATTCTAAATAATTATTGTTCCTGCGGCGGTCGTGGGCCGAAAGATGATCCGTGTGACGCATGTGCTATTTGGCATGAAATTATAGCGTGTAAAACCGAAGACTTGGCGGATAAAGATTTCTTAAGGGAGAAGCAAAATAAAAAACGGAAACTGTAAATATTGTGGGGCCCCCTTGCCGGATTCCAAAGGGAAAAGAGCAT